CAACCAAGATTCAGGCGATTACCTAATGACAACAGTGGACACAATCATGAACTCACCAATCGCCATAGTGGACGGAAGGCCATCTCTCGCTTCATACGGCGAACAGATGCTTCCCTGCTATGACATGACCGTTGCTGTAGCAGTACGGCGCAACTAACAAAAAGGAGCCACCAATGGCAACAACAACATTCCTATCCAACGCAACTATCGGAATCACCCAAGGTGCAACCACAACTGACTTGTCAGACCAAGCCAACGCTTGCATGATCACTATTGGTCAAGACTCTCTTGAATCGACAGCATTTGGTGACACTGGTCATCGTTTCACTGGGGGACTCCAGACGGTAGAAGTGTCAATCACTTTCTTCTTGTCATACGGCGCAACCGAAGTTGAAGCCATCCTTGCATCATGCGTAGGCACAGGCACCACGGTTCTGACCATCTCGCCATCAGGCGCAACAGAGTCAGCAACAAACCCTGAGTACGTTCTTACAAACTGCATGCTCGCCAATTTCACCCCAATCAACTCAACAGTTGGTGAACTCGCAACCGTAGAGGCAACCTTCACAGGCGGCACTTGGGTACGCGACATCACCGCACCATAAACAAGAAACAACACAATGCAACTTACGCTCAAAGTCACAACAGACCAAACGACCTATGAGGTCAAAACAAACCTCTACGTCATAATCGCTTGGGAACGAAAGTTCAAACAAAAAGCCTCCAACCTTGCCACTGGCGTAGGACTTGAGGACTTGGCGTTCATGGCTTTTGAATCCTGCAAAGTTCATGGCATTTCAGTGCCAGCAGTCTTTGATGATTACGTCAAGCGTTTGGTTGCGATTGAAGTGGTATCGGACGAACCCACAAACCCCACCAGCGAGGCACCTACTCACGATCTCTAGCAGAAGTGCTAGTTGAGACTGGGTGGTGGCCTCCACAAATACCTTTCGAGACGCAAGACATGAACACTGTTATAGACGTGATAAATAAAAGCAGGCGCAAGTGACAGCCACAGCATCTGTTGAAATTGTTGGTGCTAAAGAAGCAATTAAGGCTCTCAGCAAAATTGACAAAGACCTTCGCAAGCAGTTCAATGCCGACGCTAAACAAATTGCTCAACCGTTAGTTTCTTTGGCTGCTTCTCGATATCCCGATGTGCCTTTGTCCGGGATGAATCGCAACTGGACACAGGGCAATAAAAAGATATTCCCTTACACAAAAGCCAAAGCCGTTAAAGGGCTAAAGGTTAAGTTCTCTACTCGGCGCAATGATGCCAACGTCATTTATGTGACCCAATCTGATGCTGGCGCTGTGGTGCTTGAAACTGCTGGTCGTGGCAAGACAACTCTTTTGTCGGAGAACCTTCGAGCGCGTACTGCTCGTATTTTGTGGCCTTCAGCCGAACAAGCCTTGCCTTCCATACAGGCGGAACTTCGAGCGCTAGTGTTGCGCGTAATTGCAACGGTAAATCAGGAGTTGAAGTAATGGCTGTAAACATTCCCATCATCAGCGAATTTGACGGCTCTGGTATTAAGAAAGCCATTTCTCAGTTCAAGGACTTAGAAACAAATGGGCAAAAGGCTCAGTTCGCTATTAAGAAGGCTGCTGTTCCTGCAGCTGCTGCCATGGTCGCTTTGGGCGCTGCTCTCTTTGATGCCACCAAAGGCGCTATTGAAGATGACGCTGCACAAAAGAAATTAGCCCTTCAGTTAATGAACAGCGCTGGCGCTACTGATGCCCAGATTGCTGCTACCGAAACGTGGATATCAACACAAGGCAAAGCACTTGGCGTAACTGATGATGACCTTCGTCCTGCCCTTGCTCGATTGGTTAGCCAAACCCATGACGTCACCAAAGCCCAAGAACTTGCCTCGCTTGCCATGGATGTCTCTGCTGGTACAGGAAAAAGCCTCAGCACTGTAACCGAAGCGCTTGCGAAGGCTTCAGGAGGCTCCACAACAGCGCTAGCCAAACTCTCACCAGAACTAAAGCAAATGGCAAAAGACGGCGCAAGTGCAGATGAAATGATGGCTGCCCTATCTGGCACTTTTATGGATCAGGCAACAGTTGCTGCCGACAGTGCCCAAGGACAATTCAAGCGTCTTGGCATTGCCTTATCAGAAACCAAAGAGTCAATCGGCGCTGCACTTATTCCAGCCGTTGAAGCCATGCTTCCCTTGCTTACTTCGTTTGGTAACTGGGCACAAGAACACCCTGAAATCTTGTTGGCTATCGGCGCTGCCATTGCCACTATCGCTGCTGCCATTGTTGCTGTAAACATCGCTATGGCTCTCAACCCATTTAGCCTCATAGCAATTGCAGTGGTTGGTTTAGGTGCTTTGCTTGTAACGGCCTACAAGAAGTTCACACCATTCAAAACTGTTGTGGACTCAATCTTTGGCGCTATGGAGTTTTGGATTGGCGAAGTAGTCATTCCATTGTTCAATACTTTGCTTTCAACTGTGAAGGCCGTCTTTAACGGCATTGCTCGAATTTGGAACAGCACAGTCGGCAAGTTGTCATTCAAGATTCCCGATTGGGTTCCGGGTATCGGCGGAAATGGTTTCTCAATGCCAGACATTCCAATGCTCGCCAATGGTGGAATTGTAACTAGCCCAACACTTGCCTTAATTGGTGAGGCTGGCCCTGAGGCTGTTATCCCTCTTTCGCAAATGGGCAACATTGGTGGCGGCATGAACATCACAGTCAACGCTGGTCTTGTTTCAACGCCAGACCAAATCGGTCAGCAAATCATTGAAGCCATCCAACGCGCCCAGCGCCGTAGTGGTCAGGTCTTTGCAGCCGCATGAGTACACCAACTATGCAGGTCATGGTGGGCTTTCAAAGCACCACAGGCTTCGGTACTCCATTCCTTTTGAATGATGCCTTCTACGGCGTTCTGGACACGGTTGGACGCGGAACCCTTGGTGGTGTCACCATGGTTGACCTGACCTACTTGGTTGAATCCGTCAATATCACTCGTGGCCGTTCTCGCCAGTTAGATCAGTTCAATGCTGGGACAGCAACTATTGCTTTTGACAATGCCAGCCAAGTCCTGAACCCAAGCAACACGTCAAGTCCTTACTACCCATTTGTGTTGCCTCGATGCCCAGTGCAAATACTTGCCAATGGCGTACCTATCTACACAGGTTTGGTAACGGACTGGAATCTTGATTACGACATCAGCAATGAGGACATCATGTATGCCTCATGCTCTGACCAGTTCACAGTGCTTGCAAACCAAGCGCTTAATGCTGTCACGCCATCTGCTGAGGCCTCAGGCACACGAATCAACACTGTGCTTAGTTACTCAGAAATCAACTATCAAGGCGCTCGTGCTATTGACACTGGTTCCTCAACTCTTGGTGCCTACGCAATAGCCCAAGACACAAACGTGCTCAACTATCTGCAACTGGTAAACACCAGCGAGCAGGGCTATCTCTTTATGAGCGCCAACGGCACCCTCACCTTCAAGGGCAGGTCTAGTGTTCTCAACCCAGTCGCTGGGGCTACTTTTAACACTGACGGCACAGGCTTGCCATACCAGACACTGGTTAACCAATACGGCGATGAGCTGCTTTACAACTACATAGTGACCCAATCACCAGCAGGCGCTAAACAAACTGCCAGTAACGCCACGAGCATTGCCCTTTATCAGTCACAGCAATATGCACTGCTTGACTTGTTAAACAGCACCACGACCGAAGTTGCAGGACTCGGCAACTATCTGCTGGGCAAATACCAAAACCCAGTTCTTCGCTTTACGGGACTATCCACGCAAATGGCAGCGCTATCTGCTACAAACCAAAACATCCTGCTCGGCCTTGACCTCACCAGCATTTGTAGTGTCGTTAAGAACTTTGTGGTGGGCACCCCAACGACTGAGACACAAACCCTGATTGTGTCGGGCGTTAGCCATAACATCACTCCGGGTTCCCACATAGTTTCTTATACTTTTGAGAGCACAGATCAGAACAACTATTTTGTATTAAATGATTCAATATTTGGAACCCTTTCAACATCTAACCTTCTAAGTTTCTAAAGGAGACAAACATGGCAACACCAACCAACCTTCCAGCAACGGCAGTATCGGGCGAAATTCTGACCGCTGCCTACGTTAATAATCTCAGGGGCGCGTTTCGTGTTTTGCAGGTTGTTTATGGAAGTACGAGCACAAATGTAACCGAAAGCGCAGGAGCGTTTGTTGATACTGGACTAACCGCAACCATTACTCCTCAATCAACATCAAACAAAATTTTAGTCATTGTAAATCAGAATGGTTGTTTGAAAGCAGTTGGCAATTTAAACAATGCTTTGAACTTAAAACTTTTGCGCGGGGGCACTAACATCGCAGATTTCCTAAAATCTGGTGGATATACCGCCACATCTTCAGACAACATTTTTGGAAGTTCAGCAGTAACTGTATTAGACAGCCCAGCAACCACTTCTGCAGTTACTTATAAGACACAGATGCAAAACCAGCAAGCGTCGGCAAATGTTCAAACACAATTCAACTCTGCACTTTCAACAATTGTATTGTTAGAAATTAGCGCCTAATGCGAAAAAGCCTGATTCTATTGGTTATTTGCGCATCGCTGACCGCTTGCGCAGATCGTGAACGCCTGAATTGCCCACCAACCAAGAACAAAGCACTACGCGGCGTAACCGAAACAATCTCAACAACAACAGCACCTGCCTACGGCACTGGAGGGAAATGCGTATGAAACCCGACAACAGACACAGTAACGAAGAAATCAAAGCACGACTTATCTTTGTCGTAGCCATTGGCTTAACGCTTGCTTTCCTTGCCTCTATCTTGGCTCTGCTCTACGGCCTTCTCTTCGTAACTCAACCGCTCGAAGTCTCACCTAATGACGATGCAGCATGGTCTGTACTGTCGCCAATGCTTGCCACATTGACTGGTGGGCTCTTGGGGGTATTAGCAGGTAACGGGCTCAAAGACAGACCGAAAGACCCACCACAGCCATGAGTAATCGCCCATACCCGTACTACCCATCATGGGACGGCAAAAAGACACAACCCGTCACAGCCAAACTTGTTGAACTATGCAAAGCACGTTGGGGCATGACCTCACTAGGTACATACGTCAACAGACCAATGCGCAACGGGGCAGGCTTATCAGTACACGCCACC